CGGTACGCTTAGTATTTCGCTGTCTGTGTGATTGCCTGGGTACATTATTTAGGCTGTTCCAATTGATCTGTTTTTTTATACATGTCCGAATTAGGGTTAAGAACTCCTAGATCCCATAACCATCCTCTGATATATTTATAATCGTTACCCATTATTCTGAAAATCCATGGATTCTTTTCCACAGCATCTTGTATAATATTTGATTCTTGCATAACAGGTGATGGAATAAGGTCTTCAAAAATTCCTGTTTCTATTTCAATTTCACCTGAATCTAATTTTTCTTTTAATTCTTCTATCGTTAATTTTGGTGCCTCTTCTGTTATTTTTTCGCCCTTAATATTATAGCCTGTTGACGTTCCGTCTGTATAAATAAGTTCCTTGATAGAGTCATCCACTTCCTCAACACCGGATGGGAATTGGCTATAATCAAAATCTTCGGATAATTCTCCTCTTCCATGATATGGGTATAAATGTGTAGTGTCAATATCACTTACTTCATCTATATCTTCGATGAAAGGTATTTCAGGAATTTCATCATATTCTCCAACACCTTCCGGAACCCAACTAAGGTCACGCTCCAAAGGAACCCTATTGCTTTTAGGTAAAAATTGTTTCGCCCAGGTAGCACCTGGAATAAAATTTTCCGCCGCTTCCATGAAGGATCCAAGTCCGGATGCAATTGGGAATTGATCCTTGTACCAGTCCGCTCCAAACCCGGCTTTCGGGAAAGGATTGTATTCGTCTGCGTAGACTGCTGCTTTATTTTTTCCTGTAAATAGTGATCCAACATCGCCAAAAAATCCCTGTGACTTTGCTGGGTCTTGAAACATTGTTCTCCCCGTTCTTCGTGCACCCGCAGGAAGACCTCTCATATCAATTAAGCGTGCGCCACGGTCACCACCTTTTGCCTGATTCGCCAACATTTGAAACATGTTACGCTGTTCATTCATATCAGTCGTAACAGCCGGTCTATGTTGTAAAACATTTTTAGCCGCTCTCCAATTACTTGGCTCTCCTTGAGCGTCTAGCTCTGTATACCAATTAGCAGGACGGGACATCAGCCAATCTGGGTTCTCCAGAGTGGCACGACGTTCCCTTACTGCGTTAGCATTTTGGATAGCTCGATTGCGCAAATGCGCTGATCTTCTATCGTCCCTATCCGTGAATGTGACCATTATGCACCTGGTAAAATTATGATTTTAAGGACAACAAGAATTATGACCACTAAAATTCCGGCTTTTATCCAGTCTTTTAATTTCCATTCATTCCATTCTTTTAAGTGTCCCCAAAGATCTTTTAGTAAATTCATCTCTACCTCCTTGTTAACATTGTTTATCTTTCATCCCACCACTTACTCGACCTCCATGGTGTTTCCTCTTGGTCTTTCCGCCTTTCTTAAGCTTCTTGACCTTTCCCCCTTTTTTAGTCATCTGCAGTTTCTGCCCTGTATTCTTGGCAAAATCCTGCGCCTGTTTGACGCCTGAAGACGTATAGGGAAACTTTTTACTTCCTACTGTTGGCATTTATTTTTCCTCCTTTAGCCATCTGGACCGAAGTCCCATTCCTTTGGGGCTTACAACGCCCCCTTTATTCTTAACTATCTTGCTTCCATGCTCTTTCGTCCACTTCTCGGCGATCTGAGGCTCTTTCGCCCATAAGTACTTTCTTTGTTTTTCTGACTTGAACGGCATGATATCTCCTAATGTATGGTTGGTTTTTCTTCAGGCCTGAATTGACCTAAGAATTCCTCAACGGCGTGGAAACTGTCGGCTACCGCCTGGAACATTCTTGCCGTGTCGTGCGGTCCCAAGGAGTCAGCATACATGTTGCGCGTAACCGCCATGAGTGACGAGCACACGAGCATGTAGTCTTCCTGAGTCTTGATCTCGCTTCGAACGAGATCCTCAATTTTCTTCATGCTGTCACTTATTTTTATTAGTGCCCTGTCCATTTCCCTTGTTTTTTGCGATTCTTTCATTTGACTGGTCCTTCATTGCCTCCCTCGCAGTGATGATATTCTCCTTCATCATTGACATTGCTTCAGCGTTTTGCTGCTTGTCAGCATCCGCCGCCACTTTCATAATATCTATACTTGCCTGTGTTTCAAGCTTGTCACGTTCAAGATCCATCTTCTCTGAATCCATGATCATGTCTTTCTGCATCTTAGCCTGAACTTCAGCCGCCCGCAAGTCAATTTCCTGCTGCTTCAGTTTCACGAGTGGATCCTTAGGCTCCTTGCTCATTCGCGCCTCTTCATCCTGTGACAGTTGCGCGGTCAGTTTAGCTTCGAGCTGCGCCTGTTTCGCCGCCATCTCGTTCGTCAGCTGTTCCATCTGTTGTTGCATCTGCTGCACTTGCTGCTGCGCCTGTGGATTCTGCTGCGCCTGTTGTCCTGCCTGTTGCATCGCCTGCTGCAGCTGTTGAAACTGTTGTTTATATTGTTCCTGAATCTGCTGTCCCGCCATCAGGGCAATGTGCTCTGATATGTGCGACTGCAGTATTGAGTAAAGCTGTGGGTTTATCTGCACCATGCGCGTGAACATGAATTCAGAGTGTCCTTGTATGTGCGCTGAATGGTCCTGGAACGGAAACGCCTTAGGGGCTTTTCCCTTCATCGCCATTGCATTCTCAGTAGCCGGCCCCGTTGGTTCCGGCTGCTCCGGATCAGGTTTAAGTATGGCGTCAACGTTGTCAACCCCCATCGCCTGATACATTCTTCGATACGCCTCGCGTATATTGTGAAGCTGCGGCGCCATTGTCGCCAGTTGTAATTGCTGCTGCGCCAGCGTGATTCGCTGCGCCATTGAAAAGATGTTCGGATCGGAAATTGGAAGAATGTCCACACGGTCATCAAAGTCCGACTGCTTGATCATTCTATTCCCACCTACAACCTGATAAGGATATTCCGGTGGAAGATACAGCTGGAAGACCTTTGCGAGAAGAGCGAACTCGCCCCTCTGCGCGTAATGGCAGCGCTTGTGAATCGCGCTCATGACTTTAGTTCCACGCTCCAATAAAGCGAGTGTGGTTCCAACCGGATTCTGTTCATTACCTTCACCAAGCTTCATGTCGGCGATCGCCGCGAATGATTTTCCCGCGTCAACCGCGAATCCCAGTAAAGCGAATAGAACCTGTGAAGGCTCCTTGTAAGGAAGTGGAAGGAGTGATTCCTTGATGGAAGTTCCCGTCACGTCCACGTCCCTGAATTCCCCCGGCTGCAATGGCTCGTCATGGTCGCGTATTCGCATTCCACGCGCCTTGAAGCCTGCTGGAAGGTTCGCGAGTGTGCCAGCATCAATTAACTGCCGCAAAACACTTGTTGCTGTTCGCGATAACCCACCCAGCATGTGTATGAGACCGAAGCCGTAAAAGCCCAGTCCTGGGAGGAACTTGTAGTGTACAAAATAAGAAGTCTTGTGAACGTCCTTGTCATCTTCCTTCCAGTTTCTTCTTATGGACAGGACGATTTGTGAAAACTTGTCAATGGTGATGATGTACGGCATCTTGATGCCGTTTTCATTCTCGAATCCCGGCACGTCAGCGTTGACATGCATCTCCAGGATTTCATGTTCGTCATCATCGGAGGCGTATTCCTTCTGCACGCCCTCCAATGTATTCACCTTTTCGGTGACCTCCGACGGATCGACGGTTCCTGTCGGAACCTCGACGTCGCGATAAAATTGGCTCACCTGCATTTTACGCAGCTCGTTGTTGTTCATCTTTATTATGTGTGTAACACGTTCTGCAGATTCCAGGTCCGTTGCCATATAATTAATAATAAGATCCTCGCCCGTTACGAACTTGGATACGGCGCGTGCCAAGATGGGGTCATAATAGACCTTCTTGAACGCTGAGCCGGCCAACGGCAGATAGAAAAGAAGCTGATCCATCTCTGGATCAAATTCCTTCATCACCGTCGTGATTTGATAATTCATAAATTCCTGCACTCGTTTCGCCTGCTCCATTATTTCAGGAGTCCGCAATCCGATGACTTGGGTACGTACGGGGCCGCTTGGGGGGAGAAGTTCCTTATATGCTTGGGCTTGAAACTGCGTTACAGATTCAGCCAATAAAGGATGTACGACCCCTGACGCACCTTCGAAGGGCTGGGTTCGGTTTTCATATTTGAAACCGAGCATGTCAAGTCCTTTGACGTAGGTGTCTTCCCAGTCCTTCCTTGACTCCCTGTCCGCTTCGAATGCTGCAAGCAAATCACTTGAGAATTTGCCTAACTTTGACTCATCGACGTAATCCGCGAGGTTTCCGTCGAAAGGAATTTGTGACTTATCAACGGGGGCGTTCGGATCGAAATTGACCTCGGCTCCACCGTCAGGTGTCTCCGTCAATTCAACGTCCGATTCGAAATCAACCACCTGTTCCGGCAGCTGTATCTCCTGACCCACTCCGTCCATGTCGAGTGCGCCCTGCAATGCCTCCATCGCCTTGTCTATGTTATTTTTTGGATTTTTTCTTTTTGCCATTATGTAACCTCTAGTGGTGGAACCACGTCATTCAAAATGCCGTACGGCTCCGGTCCGCTTTTGGGCGGAACCGTCTTTGTCAGTCCGCCGTCCTTGTAGGCCGCAATTCCACGTGAGATCTTCTCCGCCGCTTTGGGGTTTCCCTTGATCATCAGCGTCGGCACGTTGTAGAAGACCTTCTCATCGCTGTTCTTGTGCGTGGACATGATCGCCGTTTCAAAGTAGTCGGCGCCTGTTTTCGCACGCGCCTTCTTGATTGCGTTCTTAAGAATTGGCCCATAAGCCTCTAGATTCCCCCTGTAGCTCTTGTCTCCTGGCAGCAACCCTCGATTCTTGATTGCCGGAGTTGAAAAAGCCACACCGTCGTAATTACCATCTTTTGCCATCCGAAGCAAATACTTAATTGCGAATTCCATGTAATCCTGTGAATTCTTGAAAGGACCTTCAGGAACTCCGCTGTGGTCGCCAACGGCGCCCTTCGCCTTTTCAATTCCCCTTATCTCCTCCTTCGCCGCGTAGAGCTTCTGCAACTTATCCGACTTTGGATTCGTCGCCAGGAGCCTTTCTATCTGTCTTTGTATGTT